ATAAAGAAACAATTAAAGATACTACATGACGATATACAGAGACGTATGTCTTCAGACGAGATGGTTGGTATACCTACAGGGTTTCAATCTATAGATAAGTTTACTGGAGGTTGGCAAGAGACTGACTTTATAGTCATAGGTGGTGCTTCCTCAATGGGTAAAACATCACTAGGTTTAGCCTTCTGTTATAATTGTGCTAAGGCAGGTATACCATCAGCAGTATTCTCATACGAGATGGGAGATACACAACTACTACAAAGATTAGTGTCATTGGAAAGTTCTGTTAATAACAGATACATCATGAAGGGTACACTAGAGGATGAGGAGTTAGCAAGGGTAGATACTGCTATAGGTAAGCTAGAGAAGACTCAACTATTCGTTGATGAGTGTAAGGACTCGTCATTAAGATACCTACTAAATAAGATACGTCAGTACGTAATAACTAAGGATGTTAAGTTTGTCCTTGTAGATTACCTACAGTTAGTTAAGGGTAGTGGCTTCTCAAGGGAGCAGGAGGTAGCCCTAGTAGCTCGTGAACTTAAGAACATAGCTAAAGAGTTAAACATAACAATCGTGGCTCTATCGCAACTTAGTAGAGGTGTAGATAGGAGAGAAGGG